AATGGCGGACAAAAAGTGGTAAACCGTCTAGCAAAACTGGCGAACGATACCTCCCGGAGGCGGCAATTAAGTCTCTTACACCTTCAGAATACGCTGCAACGACAAAGGCAAAACGAGCTGGAAAAAGCGCAGGTAAGCAGTTTGTTAAACAACCGGCAAAAATTGCCGCTAAGACTGCGAGATTTAGATGACCACTAGCGGTTCAACCGACTTTAATCTTGAGTTTACGGATATAGCCGAAGAAGCCTTTGAGAGGGCTGGTCGGGAGATGCGCTCGGGTTACGACTTGCGTACTGCACGTCGTTCGATGAACCTGCTAACTATTGAGTGGGCAAATCGTGGCATCAATATGTGGACGATTGAGCAGGGCACGAAGAATTTGGTACAGGGCACTGCGACGTACGATTTACCGAACGACACCATTGACTTGCTTGAGCACGTTATAAGAACGGGAGCTGGGAATGCCTCTACGCAAGCTGACCTCACACTTACCCGGATTAGTGTCTCCACCTACGCCACAATCCCAAACAAACTTTCTCAAGCACGACCGATACAGATTTACATCAGCCGCAACTCTGGAGCGACCTACCCCGCCACCAGCAGCTATTCTCCATCTGCAACAGCCTACCCCCAATTCACAGTTTGGCCCGTACCTGACCAAGGTACCGAAGCCGCGCCCTATTATCAAGTAGTCTACTGGCGGATGCGCCGCGTTCAGAACGCTGGCGATGGGATTCAAACTCAAGATATGCCGTTTAGATTTCTGCCTTGCATCACAGCAGGGTTGGCGTACTACATCGCACAAAAAATTCCTGAAGGGTTAGAGCGGCTTCAGATGCTTAAAGCTGCTTATGAAGAGCAGTGGAACTTCGCTGCTGGTGAGGATCGTGAAAAGGCAGCAGTTCGGTTTGTGCCTCGTAGGATGTATCTGGGTAATACCGGGAGCTTCTAATGCCCAATCAGTTTGCAGCGGGTAAATATGCCATCGCGCAATGCGATAGGTGTAACTTTCGCTTTAAGCTGAAACAACTTAAATCCCTCGTCATCAAAACCAAGAACGTTAATATTCTTGTCTGTCCTGAATGCTGGGAACCCGACCAGCCGCAGCTCCAGCTTGGTATGTATCCGGTTTATGACCCGCAAGCTATACGTAACCCCAGAGTTGATTCCAACTCGTATTATCAATCGGGTGTTAATGGGTTAAGAATTGAGCCTGTCAATAATGATTCAAGCCAAGACGAGAATGGGGTTCCATTAGGTGGCAGTCGAGTTATACAATGGGGCTGGTATCCTGTTGGTGGGGCGCGGTGGTTCGATACAGGACTTACGCCAAATGATTTGATTGGAGTTGGGGCTGTTAATTCAGTCACCGTTTCTTAGGAGTCCATAATGGATAAGAAAGATTTAGCGCAAGACAAAAAGATGATTGCCGGTGCTGTGCATAAGCATGAGAAAGCCAAGCATAAAGGTGCCCCACTGACTAAGCTCAAGAAGGGTGGTCCGACGGGTATGGACATGCGGAAGATGGGTCGGAATATGGCTCGCGCCCGTAATCAGGGGATGCGGTAATGGCTAGCTACAGCATGAAAAAAGGCGGTAAAGAAGTTGGCCCTGCATCAACTTATGCCGAGCCCCACACGATGAAGGGTAAAAAGACCAAGGTTGAAGCTAACCCTGGTTCTGGTCCTGATCATAGTGCAGTTGATACCGTTGACATGACGATTGGCAATAAAACCAAACGAGTCAACAACGAGGTAAAAACTTCGGGTATTAAGATGCGCGGTGCGGGTGCTGCCACTAAAGGTGTTATGAGTCGGGGTCCGATGGCGTGAATTACGCTGAATTAAAAACTGCGATCCGAGGGTACGTCGAAAACGACTTCCCGACGATAAATATGACAGACTCCGGCACGGTCTGGAGTTCTGACGATCAGCTTGCTACGTTTGTTCAGCAGGCCGAGCAGCGCATTTTTAATTCAGTACAGTTTCCATCCATACGTAAAAACGTTACTGGTAGTACGTCAGCTAATAATCCATACCTGACATGCCCTGATGATTTTCTTGCGCCTTATAGTATGGCGGTTATTGATGCAACTGGGCGGTATCACTACCTGCTTAATAAAGACGTTAACTTTATTCGTGAAGCCTACCCCATACCCACAGGGTCAGGAAACACAGGACGCCCACGGCATTACGCTATTTTTGGTCCCTATGTCGTTAGCCAGACAATTACAAACGAATTAAGTTTTATTCTCGGGCCAACACCCGATGCAAGCTACAACGTTGAGCTTCACTATTACTACTACCCAGAATCTATTGTGACGGCGGGTACGACGTGGCTTAGTGAAAACTTTGATACGGTACTGCTGTACGGTGCGCTTCGTGAGGGGTATTTCTTCATTAAAGCTGAAGAACCTATGATGGCTGCTGTGCAGTCAAAGTACGATGAAGCTATGACACTTGCTAAACGTCTTGGTGATGGTATGGATCGTCAGGACGCCTACAGGTCTGGGCAAGTTCGGTATCCGGTGAGATAGTATGGCAATCGTTCAGACTATGTGCACAAGTTTTAAGGCAGAAGTAGCCCAAGGACTGCACAACTTTACAAGGAGTACGGGAGATGTTTTTTACCTTGCGCTCTACACCGCTAATGCTACCCTCGGAGCGGATACCACTGTCTATACGACATCAAACGAGGCGAGTGGAACCAATTACACCGCTGGTGGCATTGCACTTACAAACATCACACCACTTGCAGCGAGTAACACGGGGTATTGGTCGTTTGACGACGCAACCTTTTCAAACGTTACTCTTACATGCGCTGGGGCATTGATTTACAATTCAACGAATGGTAATCGTGCAGTTTGTGTTTTAAACTTTGGGCAGACAATAACCAAGACTGCCTCTAACCTTGTAGTTACTTTTCCGCCGATGGGCGCAACCGACTCTGTATTAAGGATTTCATGATGGAACAAGCTAAAGCTAATGATGTCACTGCAAGCGGGTTAATTGCTCGTCCTGCTTCGTCGGAAGGTGCCCGTGCTATGGGTAAATTCACGTTTGAGTGCTATGACAAAGATGGCAAACTCAAGTGGACGGCTGAATCCAAGAACCTCGTTGTTAACGTTGGGCTTCAGTATATGGCTGGCACGGCACTTGATGGTGCTACCGCAAGAATCACGTCTTGGTATATTGGGCTTTATGGCGCAGGTGCTTCTAACACCCCGGCAGCTTCAGATACGCTGGCTTCACATGCGGGCTGGACTGAAATTACGCCTTACTCGGGTAGCCGTCCTGCTGCTACGTTTGCTGCTGCAACCACAGCTAATCCCTCAGTTGTTACGAACTCAGCAAGTAAGGCTTCATACAGCATCACAAGTTCTGCTACGGTTGGTGGTGCGTTCTTGGCAAGTGCTGCTTCGGGTACGTCGGGCACTTTGTTCTCGGCTTCTGACTTTACTGGCGGTGACCGCTCGGTTGTTAACGGTGACACCTTGCAAGTAACCTACACCTTCAGCTTGTCAGCATGATATGGCCCTTGTCCTTGCGGATCGTGTACAGGAAACTACGACAACCACAGGCACCGGCACAGTAACACTTGCTGGTGCGGTATCGGGGTTCCAATCGTTCTCCGTTATTGGTAACGGGAACACCACCTTTTACACGATAACTGATGCGAATACAGGTGACTGGGAGGTTGGCCTAGGCACTTACACATCGAGCGGGACAACGCTATCTCGGACCACGGTCCTTGCTTCAAGCAACTCAGGCAGCTTAGTCAATTTTGGTGCTGGCACCAAGCAAGTCTTTGTTACTTACCCTGCTTCGCAGTACGGTAATGTTGTAGGTCCGGCTTCGTCGGGTTCCAGCTCTATCGCCACGTTTAATGGCGGTACTGGGCGCCTGCTGCAAGATGGTACAACCGCAGGGTATTTGTTTTTTGCTAGCTCGGGGTTAACAGGGTATCTTACAAACGCTGGGCAGATAGCCGCTTCTTATTTTATTGAGCTAAATACTGCGGGTGGTGCATCCAATCGCGGCTTAAAGCTTAAATACGATGCGTCTACAAATTCTGTAAATATCCAGCCACCAGCCTCTGGCGGTAACAGTACGCTTGTACTCCCTCCGGGAACGGGCTCTTCGGGTCAAGCTTTAACGACTGATGGTACTGGGGTTTTAGCGTGGACAACCGTTGGTGGCGGTGGTGGTGCATCAACGATCCTTGAATCCAAGCAGACTATCTCAAGCAATTACACCTTGACCGCTGGGTATAACGGCATTTCTGTAGGCCCAGTAACGATTTCATCGGGTGTGTCAGTCACGATTCCTTCAGGTGCTAAGTGGCTTGTTGTGAACTCTTCTCCCGGCGCTACGCCCGTGTCCAGTGGCGGTGGGATCATGCCAGCAATGATTTGGGGATAACAAATGGCTGCACCTAATTTAGTTTCACCGACTACGATCAATGGTAAGACAACAACGACAAACGTCACGACGGCTGCTACGGCGACTTCCATACTTAGCAATGCAGCATCTTCAGGGAAAGTGCTGAAGGTCAACGCGCTTTACGTTGCCAATACAGATGGAACTACAAATCTTGAAGTGACTGTAAATTACTACTCCGCTGCTTCACTGGGTGGGACGGCAACGCCTATTGTGTCTACGGTTAGTGTGCCTGCGGATGCAACGCTCGTGGTTATTGACAAAGACGCTTATGTGTACCTTGAAGAAGACCGCAGCTTAGGTATTACCGTAGGATCTAGCGGATTTGATAGCGGCGACATTAAAGTTGTCTGTTCATACGAAGACATTAGCTAGGAGTCGTTATGCCACACGGTAACGGCGGGATTATCGGCCCAGCAAACGTACCGACTACAACATCGGCCAAAGGTGTTTGGTCGCTTATGGAGCAGTTTCTTGCTCAGAAACAAGGCATCTGGCCTGTCACAGGCTACACCATCATCCAAACCTTTACCGCTACGTCTACTTGGACTTGCCCTACTGGTGTTACAGAGGTTGAGTATTTGGTGGTTGCTGGTGGTGGTGGTGGTGGTGGCGGTGCTGCTGGTGGTGGTGGTGGTGCTGGAGGTTATAGAACGGGAACTGGTTTATCAGTAACTTCTGGCACTAACTACACTGTAACAGTTGGTGGTTCCGGAAATGGTGGCCCAGGTGGCCCAGGTGTTTCAACCATTGGTGGCACAGGTAGTCCATCTACATTTGCTTCCATAACATCTGCGGGGGGAGGTGGTGGGGGTAAAGGTGGTTTTTCCGGCAGTTCAAATGGTGGAAATGGTGGGTCTGGCGGTGGTGGAGGAAACGGTCCTTCTACTGTTACCGGTGGAACTGGTAATAGCCCTGCTTCATCGTCGCCTCCAGATTCGAACGCTGTTCAAGGGTACAGTGGAGGCAATGGTCTGAATACGACCTTTTTTTCTGCGGGCGGGGGTGGCGGCGCTAGTGCTTCTGGTGGTAATGCTAGCGGTAGCTCCGGTGGCGCAGGTGGGAATGGGGTTTTGTCATCAATATCTGGCTCGGCGGTTACACGGGGAGGTGGTGGCGGTGCAGGTAGTAGAAGTGATACTGGCGCTCTTGCTGGCCTTGGAGGTAGTGGGGGCGGCGGTAATGGTGGCCCGGGTTCAAACAATGGATCACCTGGGACTGTAAACACTGGCGGAGGGGGTGGCGGGAGTGGTATCGATAAAAACGGCGGAGAAGGCGGCTCCGGCATTGTTATCCTGAAGTACACCGTACCATCACAAACGGTCTTCGTATTCAAAGGCACGACTACGTGGAAATGTCCTACGGGTGTGACCTCTGTTGACTACCTTGTGGTTGCGGGTGGTGGGGGTGGTGGATCTGCCGGTGGCGGCGGTGGTGCTGGAGGATTTAGGACTGGAGTAGGGTTAGCGGTTTCAACTACTGGCGGTGATGGAAATGGTAACTACACAGTTACGGTTGGCGCAGGTGGCCCAGGCGGCGGGGCCGGTGGAAATCGTGGTGGTTCTGGGACAGGTACAGTAGGCGTTCAAGGAAGCGACTCTGTTTTTTCAAGCATTACTTCTACTGGTGGTGGCGCGGGGCAAAGTGAAGCCGGTGCTGGCACTACCGGCGGGTCAGGAGGAGGTGGTGGGCATAGTGGCTCAAGCCCAAGTTTTAATGGCTATGCCGGTAATACTCCAAGCACATCTCCAAGTCAGGGAAATGCTGGAGGAAACGGTGGTGGATCTGCGAATTTAAATGCTGCCGGTGGAGGTGGCGGTGGTTCTAATGCAACGACGGGTACTGGTGGTAATGGGCAACAATCTCCAAGCGCAGTTGTAGCGGGAAATGGCGGTGCTGGGACAGCATCAACAATTTCTGGGTCATCGATAACTTATGCTGGCGGCGGTGGTGGTGGAATTAGAGGCACTGGAACTGTTGGGACAGGTGGTGCTGGGGGTGGTGCAAACGGAGCTAGCACAGCAAATCCAGCCCCAAGTGGAACTGCTAATACTGGTGGTGGTGGTGGTGGTGGCGGTCACTTAAATAATGCCCAAAATCAAGGTGGTGGCGGCACAGGCGGCTCCGGTATCGTAATCATCAAAATCAATCAATAACATGACTACAAAAGTTTACAAATTTCTAGGCATTGATACAGCCATGTACTTGCTTCGTCCAGGTGCGAAGTGGGAAATCAGTAACAACGTCTTTACAAGGTGGGATGATCCACGGCCATGCCCAAGCATTGAAGAAGTGTATTGGGTCATAGACAAGATCAGAGAGTTTGAGGACAGCATCCCAACGATCTACACCGACGAGCAACTCAAAGAGATGGGCATAGCCAAAGAGGAATTTGAACGTGCAGTTGCATAACTTATTCCCCACCCCTGTAGGCTTTGCAGAGCTTGGTAGACCTCTGAGCGATGAGGAGTTGTTCTTCATCCGTGAGCTGCCAACAAGACCCAACATGGGTAACACCACAAGCACGAACAACTTTGTGCTTCGTGATCCTGCGCTGACCTCACTGCGTTCATTCATAGAAGACAGTGTTTCGGATTACTTCAAAAGCACAGTCAATCCTAAGCACAATGTCAGTCTTAGAGTGACGCAAAGCTGGTGTAACTACTCGGAACCTGGGCAATACCATCACAAACACGCACATCCCAACAGTTACATCTCAGGCGTGTTTTATGTGCAGACAAACCCTGATGACAGGATTTACTTCTACCGTGATGGCTGGCAGCAGATCAAGTTCCCGCCTGAGCAGTGGAACCCGTACAACTCTGAAAGCTGGTGGTTTGAAGCCACTGCTGGCAAGCTGATTCTGTTTCCGTCAAGCCTGACGCACATGGTTCCTGAAGTCAAAGGCGATGACACTCGGATTAGCTTATCGTTTAACACCTTCCCAGTCGGTGTCGTCGGGGAAGAAATGGACTTAACTGGACTTAGGCTGGAGGCGTAATGGCTCACTTTGCCCGTATTGATGAAAATGGTGTGGTGCAACAAGTTGTCGTGGTGGATAACAAAGATACGGCTGATGCCTTTGGCGTTGAGAAAGAGCATATCGGCGCGGCTCACCTTGAAAAAATTCTTGGTGGCACTTGGAAGCAGACTAGCTACAACGGTAACATCAGAAAGAACTACGCAGGTATCGGCTACACCTACAGGTCTGACATTGATGCCTTCGTGCCGCCACAGCCTTTTGCTAGTTGGATTTTGAACAACGACACGGCACAATGGGAGCCACCCACACCCATGCCGACAGACGGAAAAATGTATAGCTGGGATGAAGCAACAACCTCTTGGAGGGAAGTATGAGTTCAATTGCGGTCACGGGTAATGCAAGCGGCACTGGGACTCAGACGCTTCAATCCGCTAATACAAATAGTACAAGAACAACGACGCTTCCTGATGCAGATGAAACGCTGGGGTTTATTGGCGCTCCTCAAAACAGCCAAACCGGATCAACGTATACGCTGGTGCTGACGGATCAAGGCGATCATATTTACTTCAACGGTGGTTCAACGGCAACGCTTACCGTCCCAACTAATGCTTCCGTTGCGTTTCCAACGGGCACGGTCATATTGGTGGTGAATGACAACTCAGGTGCGCTGACAATTTCAGGCGCGGGTGTTACGTTTCAGTTAGCTAATGGGGCGACCGGTAACCGCACCGTAGCAACTAAAGGCATGGCAACGCTGCTGAAAGTAGCAACTAATACTTGGTATGTTTCTGGGCCAGGGGTGAGCTAATGGCTGGGATATTAACCGCTGCGGTTGCATCTACATTTTCTGGAGTAACCCCTGACCCTTACTTTGAATACACCACGCTATTGCTTCCTGGCTCTGGAACCAACGGCACACAGAACAATTCGTTTGTAGACAGCTCCGCAAACGCCTTCCCAATCACCCGCAACCCCCTGACAGGTCCAAATGCACCGACACAAGGCACTTTCTCACCGTTCTCACAGACGGGGTGGGGGAATTATTTTGATGGGAGTGGGGATTATTTGACTACGCCAGACAACGCTGCTTATACAGTTGGGTCAGGTAACTGGACTTTAGAAGCGTGGGTTTATCCAACAGCTTCACCTAACCAGCCTATTATTGTTGGGCAGTGGAGCGGTGGGTCTGATGGAAGTATTTGTATGATACTTTCAAATGATGGAAATCGTTATTTACGAGGTTTAGTATATTCAGGCGGTACTGTTGATAGAATCAGCGGTTCATCGTTGCAATTGAATGCGTGGAATCATTGTGCTTTTGTTCGTGAAGGCACGTTCCTTAATCTTTATCTAAACGGCTCCCGTGTAGACAATTACAGTTTTGGATCAGGATCAATACAGGATTCATCTCTTGTTATGTCTATCGGAGCTGGATCAGGCGGTATAGTCCCATTTCAAGGGTATATAAGTAATTGTAGGTTTTTAAAAGGCACTGCTCAATATACGGGGGCAACTTACACAGTCCCAACCGCACCACTAACAGCAATAACGAACACTCAACTTCTGACATGTCAATCCAACCGCTTCAAAGACAACAGCACCAACAACTTCACCATCACAGTCAACGGAAACACCTCCGTACAAGCCTTCTCCCCATTCAACCCCACTGCATCGTGGTCTGCTGCGACCTATGGTGGGTCAGGGTATTTTGATGGTAGTGGGGATTATTTGACTGTTCCAGATAATGCTGCGTTTACTTTAGGAAACTCGGATTTTTGTATTGAGTTATGGATAAACTCATCACCCTCAATGGCAACATATGCAGGATTTTTTGGTCAGTGGGCAAACGCAACAACAAACTGTGCGTATGTTTTTAGAACGCAAGCCTCCCAGATTGTGCAGTTTAGTTACACGACAACTGGAAACGGACAAACCGGAACAGTTGTTAATGGATCGGCTTTAACGGCAAACGGCTGGAATCATTTGGTTGTATGCCGTAACGGGGCCAATCTAGCAATCTTTCAAAACGGAACAAGAACAGCCACGCATAATATTTCAACGCTAACGATTTCGGATAGCACTAGAGATATGCAGATTGGTTATTCTACAGACGGCGGCCATGTGCTTGGCTACATGAGTAATTTAAGGCTTGTAAAAGGGTCTTCAGTCTACGACCCAACGCAGACCAGCATCACAGTCCCCACCGCACCACTCACCGCCATCACCAATACCAGTCTGCTACTCAACTTCACCAACGCTGGTATCTACGATGCTACGTCTAAGAATGACTTGGAGACGGTGGGGGATGCTCAGATAAGCAATGCAGTAACGCCGAAGTGGGGTAGCACGAGTATTAAGTTTGATGGTACGGGGGATTATTTACTAAGCAACGCTGCAAGCACAGATTTGTATGCTTTTGGTAGTGGAAACTTTACTATTGAGTTTTGGGTTTATTTCACCAACACAACTGGCGACGGGATTATTTATGATTCAAGGGGTGTTGAAGGAGCATACCCAACGATTTATCGAAGTGGGACAACAATTATTTATTACACTAACTCAGCAAGCAGAATTACTTCTGGAACTATTGCGGCAACTACTTGGTATCATGTTGTGGTATGTAGGTCTGGAACTAGCACAAAAATGTTTATTGACGGGGTGCAGGCAGGATCTACATATACAGATTCAACTGTATATCTCAATGCTGCACAACGTCCGATTGTAGGTGCAGCCGGAGTTTCTGGGTTTGTAGGTGTTTCGCCATTCAACGGCTACATCCAAGACCTTCGCATTACCAAAGGCTACGCTCGCTACACAGCCAACTTCACGCCGCCAACAGCAGCCTTCCCAACCCTATAGGACTAGACCATGCAATACTGGACAAAGAACGGGTCTATCCCAAGCACTGAAACTGATGGCACTGAAGGCTGGCAACCGGCTCCAGAGCCTCCGACAGATGTTCCTGAAAATCACGAAGTCATATGGGCATCGGGAGCGTGGCATATTCTGACCCCCAAACCAACAGAACCTGGGACATGGCGCTGGTATATAGATCAGGGCTGGGTGAGGCGAGCAGAAAAAGTGCTTGTAGAAGAAATACCCATTACAATCCCAGAAGTCCTAACCACATCCCAAGTTTCTAACCTCACCACGGCACAGCTCATATAAGGCAACAATGTGTTCGGCTTTGATCCATTTTCAACTGCGCCGTTCTCAGCGATCAGTGGGTCGGGTGCCAACACATACCAAAAGGAAGTAGCCGAAACAGCCACCGGTACCGAC